AAGCCGAACTGCAGACCCTCACCCGCCGCCTCGCCTGGATCATCGACAAAGACCTCCGCTGGACCGACACCGACCAGCTCGTCTCCTACGCCCGGGAGCTCCGCACCATCGACGCCGCCACTCACCCGAACCTCCGGGTCAACGACGCCGGCACCGTCGACAACACCGACCACGTCCGCGGCTCCCTCCTCATCACCCTGTTCTGGGAGATCAGCATGATCCTCGGCACCGTCAAGGCCCGCTGGGAGGAATCATGAACGACCACGACGCCATGACCGCGATCAACGCCGCACTTGACCGTTACTTCCGCGGCGAAGTCACCGAACTGCAGACCGTCAATAGCATCGCCCGGATCTCCGGGTTGAACACCACCGAGCACGCCGAGGCCGCCAAGTGACCGCCCTGATCCTCGCCGCCGCCGTCATGGCCGCGACGTTCATCCGCCCCGCCCTCCGGCACGACGCCGACCTCCCCATCAGCCACACCGGAAAGGCCCGCAAATGAGCGCCGAGACGATCTACTGCCCCGCGATGACCTACCGCCAGACGTTCGACTCGCCGGACGAGTACTGCGAGAACGAAGTCGAGGACTACGGCGACTTCTGCGCCAAGCACGAGGCCGACAATCGGGCAGAGTACGACCGCGAACGCCTCATGGAAGACGAGAGGGACGACCGATGAGCGCCTGCTACTGCGGCGGCCTGTACCGCTGCGAAACGTGCCGGCTCGACGTCTGCTACTGCCCCGGCCACGCCGACCCCACCCCCGACACTCAGGCCGAAGTTACGGCCGGATACGTGAACCCCACCCAAGCGCGGCTGAACGCGTGGACCCAGAAACTGGAGCTAACCCGATGAAAGTTTTCGAAGCCGTCACCGCCGTCATGGCCGAGGTCGGCGCCGTCAAGAAAGACGGCGTGAACCAGCACCAGAAGTTCCGCTTCCGCGGCATCGACGCCGTCGTGAACGCCCTCTCCCCCGCCATGCGGAACCACGGGCTCACCGTGTTCCCGTCCAAGGTCGAACACCGGCCCGGGACGATGCAGCTCTCCGGCGGCAAGACAGCCACCTCCCCGGTCGTCGTGGTCGATTACACGTTCGTCGGTCCGGAGGGTGACACGTTCACCTCCCAGGTCGTCGCGGAGGCTTTCGATCAGGGCGACAAGGCAACCGCGAAGGCCATGTCGGTTGCGCTCCGGACGTGCCTGCTCCAGACGTTCATGCTCCCCACGGACGACGCCGACCCGGACGAACACACCTACGAACGCCAGGCATACTCCCAGCCCGCCCAGCGCCCGGCAGCGCCCGCCGGGGACGCCGGAGCCACGAGCCTCGGGCAGTACCGGCACGACCAGCCGAACTGGACCGAGTCCCTGGATAAGGCGAAGAACAACATCGACCTGCTCCGGGATCTCCTCTCCAAGGCGCAGGGCATGAACGCCCCCGCCGACATCATCGACAACATCACGGCCGCCGGCAAAGCCCTCGCCGCCCGAACGAACTAAGGGGACATCATGAGCATCAAGACCGATAACCAGCGGATCGCCCTGATCAAGGCCTACCACGACGCGCTCGGTGCGTTCCTGGCCGACGCCCGCGCCGAACACCTCGAACAGCTCCTCACCAAGTATGAGGAGGAGGGGACGAAGTCGTTCGCCATCACCCTCCCGGACGGAACGAAGATCGGGTCCATCACCCTCCCGGAGGGCAAGGCCTCGGATAAGACGGTGGATGAGGCGGCCCTGTTTGAGTGGGCCGAACAGAACGACGGTGTCGACGTCGAACACGTCCCGGCGGTCCCGGCTAGGGACGTCAAGCGGGTCCGGCCGTCCTGGCTGGCCGCGAAGATCAAGTCCGCGATCGAGGGCGACGACGGGGAACTGATCGACGTCGAAACCGGCGAAGCCATCCCGGGCGTCCGCCGCGTGGCGGGCAAGGGCCCGTCATCGTTCACCGTCACATATGCACCGGGCGGCAGGGAGAAGATCGCGACCGCGTACGTCCGGGGCGAGTTGAACGACCTCGCGTCCGGGACCGTCCTCCCCCAGATCGAACCCGCACGGCAGGACGCCGCGGCATGAGCATCGACGTTCTGAACCCGGTCAACATCGAGCAGCGCATCCGGGACATTAGTAACCGGATCGCCAACTCCGCCTCGGTCTGCAATGACCGGTACGTGGCGTTTCTGACGGCTGACCGCGAGTATGACCAGGCGTTCGCGTCGGCCTACATGACCTACGACGGCCCGCAGCACGCGAAGAAGCCAGCGGCCGAACTCGCCACCTTGAACGAGCGGACCGCCCGGGACGTCGCGGACGCCGCATACAAGTACGCCGACCGTTTGGCGAAGGCGTTGGAGTCCGAACTCCGGGCGTACCAGTCCATCGGGGCGAGCGTCCGGGCCATGTTCGGTGTGGCCGGCCGGGGCGAGGGATCATGAACGGCTTCAGCAAGGCGCAGAAGATCGCGATCTCCGCCCGAGACCTCGGCTGCGTCATCCACGGCGCGGGCGGGGTATGCGTCGGGGATCTCGTCCACCATCACCGCAAGGGCCGCGGCGCCGGCGGGGTGAAGTCCCGGAACCGGGTCGCGAACGGCCTCCTCGTCTGCGGGCAGTGGAACGGGCTGGTCGAGTCGGACCCGTTCACCGCCACCGACGCCCGGCACTACGGCTGGAAGCTCCGGAGCGACCACGAGATCGACACCCTCCCCGTCTACATCCCCAAACTCGGCCGGCACGTCTACCTGGACGACGACGGCCACTACCTAGACATGGCGCGGCAGGAAATTACCACAGATAGGGCCGCTTAGGTAGGGGAATCTGCTCCAATTTCCGGTAGAATTGGGACAGGCCCGGCAGTGCGGAAACACTGACCGGGCCTTGACCACTCGCTTAGATTCGGTAAGGAGCAGATACCACTATGGTACTAGACATTGAGGCCCGATTCTGGGCAAAGGTGGACCGGAGCGGAGGGCCTGACGCCTGCTGGCCGTGGACCGCCGGCACCATGAAGCAAGCCGGATACGGCGTCTTCCACCCCGCGAAGCCCATCACGGCACTAGCGCACCGGATCGCATACGAGTACGAGTTCGGCATCATCCCCGACGGCAAGCACGTAGACCACACCTGCCACAACGACACTGACTGCCCGCCCGGCCCTTGCCCTCACCGGAAGTGCTGCAACCCAGCACACCTGGAAGCCGTGAGTAACCGGGAGAACGTCAACCGGTCGCATAACTCGAACATCCAGAAGACACACTGCCCTCACGGCCACGCTTACACGGCCGCAAATACGATCTACCAACACAAGCCGAACACCACCAGCCGTAAATGCAGGGCATGCCAACAGCGGCGAGATGCCCAGCGACCCAACAGGAAAGCAGCGTAAACAAAATGGCAGACGTCAAATTCACCGGCAACGTAGGCAAGGATGCCGAGCTCAAGTTCCTACCGTCCGGCCGTGCGGTCCTGAACTTCTCGGTGGCCGACTCTAAGTCCAGGCGGCTGGAGTCCGGCGAGTGGGAAACCCTCGCCGAGCAGTGGCTCGACTGCGCCATCTGGGGAGAGCTCGCCGAGTTCTACCACGAGAAGATCCGCCGCGGGTCCCGCGTCACGGTCTACGGCGACTTCATGTCCCGGAAATACACGAACAAGGAAGGCGTCCCGGGCGTATCCCTGGACGTGAACGTGAAGGGTGTCGACATCCTGCCCTCGAAGAACGGCGGCGGGCAGCAGGGCGGCAACCGTTCCCAGCAGGGCGCCGGCCAGCAGGATGACCCGTGGGCAACCCCGGCGGCGAACCCGAACAACGGCGGCGGCTGGGGTAACGGCCCGGACAGCGAACCTCCGTTTTAGGCCCTAACCCCGCACCACCTGGGACCCGTTCGGCCACGCGCCGGGCGGGTCCTTTTGCGTGCCCCCAACTCAAGTAGGAATCTGCGGGAAAGCAAGTAAATTACCGGCGTGTCACTAGGTAGAAATGGGGGAATGTGAGGGAAACATCGGGTAGTATGTAGGTATCAGCAATCAACAAAAAGACCGCCCATGCGTCAACATGTGCGGCCTTCACCCGACTGAATAGGAGTCGAATAAATGGATACTATCGCGCCCACCGTCGACCTGGCAATGACCCAGATCACAAGCCTCGACGATCTCCGCACCATCGCCGCCCAGCGCGAAGTGGTGAACGCCGTGTACGGTCCGGCGGCCGCCAAGCTCCGCGCCGCCGGCCACAGCGTCCAGGCCATCGCCGACGCCTACGGCATCCACCGGACCACCGCGCACGTCCTCATCCGGGACGCGGCCTAATGGCTTCCTACGTCTACCGCGGCAAGGTCCGCGACCTCGACGCCCCGGAGCCGTCCCCGGTCCGCCTCCGGAAGCATGACGGGTTCGACCCGTCGGCCTGTGGGACCTACGCGGGCTACCGGCGGCACCAGAAGCACGGCGTGCCGGCGTGCCGTCCCTGCAAGGACGCTATGGCGACCTACTCGCGGGACCGCTACCAGGCCAAGCCGGCGGGGTTCCGGCCGGACGCGTGCGGAACGTGGGCGGGCTGGCACCGGCACCGCTACCACGGCGTCCCGACCTGCGACCGGTGCAAGGCGGCGGCGCGGGAGTTCCAGCACCAGTACCGCGCCGAACGCCGCGCAGCACGAAAGGCGGCCGCCTGATGACGTGGTTCAAGGTCGACGACGGGTTCGCCCAGAGCAAGCCCGTACTCAAGATCCCCCGCCGGTACCGCCTCGCTGCAACCGGGCTTTGGGCTATGGCCGGGTCGTGGTCAGCGCGGGAGGAGTCAGATGGGTTCATCCCGGACTTCGTCTTGGAGGAACTTTGCGGGACGCCGGCGGTCGCCAGGCACCTTGTCGCGGCGGGCTTGTGGCAGGCTACCGAGGTCCCCGAAGGCTCCTCGGCCGTTTCCGGTGGTCCGGGCTGGCAGTTCGTCAATTGGGCGAAGTATCAGCCAACGCGTGCGCAGCTGGAGGAAAACCGCGAAAAGGAGCGGATTCGCAAACAAAAACAGCGCGAGTCCCCGCGGGGTCCCAGCAGTGTCCCAGCGGGACAGACGGTGGGACACCACCCGGAGTCCGGAGACCCCGTCCCGACCCGTCCCGACCCGGCCGATAAGGAAGAAGCTAAAGCTTCTTCCGCCGCCGCTAAGCGCGGCTCGCGAATCCCGAATGATTTCGCGGTAGCCCCGGCAATGGTTGCCTGGGCCCGGGCGAACTGCCCCGACGTCGACGGCCAGCGGGAAACGATGAAGTTCATCAATTACTGGCAGGCCAAAGCAGGCCGGGATGGCGTGAAGCTCGACTGGGTAGCGACGTGGCGTAACTGGATGATGAACGCCGCCGAACGCGCACCGCAGGGCAAGCCCACGACGGGCGACAAGATGCGGACCACGATCGAACGGGCGCAGGCCGCCCAGGCCCGCCTCGACCAGCAGGACCCCAACCAACTTCAGATAGGCGCATAAATCATGAACATCATCGAAACCGGCATGGTCCTGGCGAAGATCCAGGCCTTCGACAATCGCAACGTCGACGACCAGACGATCCTCGCGTGGCAGGAAGTCCTCGAACCCCACACCCTGCAGGACGCCCTCGCGGCAGTGTCGGCGTACTTCCGGACGAACACGGCATGGATCATGCCGGCGCACATCGTGGAGCGCGTCCGGGATATGGAGCAGGAGCGGGTTCGGCAGTTCAAGAACGGCTGCCACCTGAACCGCGCCGACGAGGAGCGGGCGCTGGAGGGCGGCTGGTCGGAGGCTATGCGGGCACTGAACCGGGCCGCCGCCACGGGCGCTCTCACCCCGGCCGCGTACGAGGCGTACCAGGCCAGCGAGCAAACCCTCGCGTCGGTCCTGACCCGCAAGGCCATCAAGTGATCGCGGCCGAGTCCGCGGTCCTGTCCGCGCTGCTGGAATCGGCGGGCGGCTGCCTGCACGAGATCAGCCTGGAGCCGCGGGACTTCTCGACCCTGCAGGGTGAGACGTTGTTCGGCCTGATCCGGGATGTGGTGGAGTCCGGGAAGCCCGCGGACCCGGTCACGGTCGGCGATGCGGCGCTCCGGCTGGATGAGGCCGGCCGCCGGATGGTCCCCATCAGCCTGCTATGGGAGCTTGTGGGCGTGTTCGTGCCCGAGGCGGCAGTACCTCACCACGCGGCGATCGTGGCCCGTGAGGCGGCCCGCAGGCGGCTCGTGGGCATCGCGTCCACTTTGCATCAGCGGGCGGCGGCCGGGGGCGACGTTGAAACCCTCACGGACGAAGCCCTCGGGGAGCTCTCCGGCGTCACGTCCGGGCTGGGCTCCTCCATCCGGCCCGTCGCGGAAACCATCGACGCGACCCTCGACTCTCTGGACTCCCCCGTGACGTACACGGAATCGCCGTGGGAGAACGTGAACCACTTCATCCAGGGCTGGCGGCCCGGTGCGCTGTACGTCATCGCGGCCCGCCCGAGCGTGGGCAAAACCGTCGCAGGGTTCCAGGCCGCGCTCTCGCTGTGCAACCGCGGACCCGTCGCGTTCACCTCTTTGGAGATGAGCCATGACGAACTCGAACTGCGCATGGTGTCGCAGGAGGCGAAGGTCGACATGGGCCGCATCACCGCCCGGAAACTCACGAACGCCGACTGGGAACGTGTCGCCGGCGCCCGGGAGCGCTGGAACTCGCTGCCCCTGTTCATCGACCCGTCCTCGGACTCGACGATGGCGCAGATAGCCCGCCACGCGTGGAGCGTGAAGCGCAAGCATGGCCTGTCCGCCGTCGTCGTGGACTACATCGGCCTGATGGAACACCCGGACAAGCGCAAGTCCGAGTACGAGGTCGTCACGGAGCATTCCCGGAAGCTCAAACTGCTGGCGAAAGCGTTGGGCGTCCCGGTCATCGTCCTCTCCCAGCTCAACCGCGGCTCCACGCAGCGGGACGGGAAAGTCCCCCAACTCTCGGACCTCCGCTCCTCCGGCGCGATTGAGCAGGATGCCGACGTCGTGATCCTGATGCACCGTGACCTGATGGAAGCCCCGCACGAGGCGGACCTGATCGTTGCGAAGAACCGGCACGGGATCACGGGGACGGCGGAGATGGACTTCCTCGGGCATAACTCGATGCTCCGGGACCGCGGCCGCCCGACCGGGTTCTACTCGTGAGGGAGTGGACGATAGAGCTCCCGTGGTCGGCTCCGCCGGTGAAGCCGAACGGCGGGCACGGGAACGTGTACGCGCACGCCGGGAAGGTGAGGGCCGCACGGCAGGCCATGGGCCTCCTCGGACGCTCCGCCGGCCTCCCGGTGATGGCCCGGTGTGAGGTGTTGCTGACCTGGCATGTCGGGGACCGGATCGCCCGGGACGCGGACAACCTCGTCTGGACGCTGAAACCATTGTGCGATGCGCTGTCATCGGGGAAGAAGCCGACGGATCATCCGATCGTGAAGGACGACACGCCGGAGTTCATGGTCAAGCCCATGCCGGTCGTGGAGTACGTGAAGGGCCAGCGGAAGCGGATGAGCGTCCGGGTCCGGGAGATTCCACAACCGGGCGAAGTTTCCCGCACAAGTTAGGGAAAATGGTGGAATCCGAGGGAATTATGAGGTAGGCTCTAGTTACAGGCAAGGAACACCACGAAGGGCAAGAAAATGAAGAGCATCGACATCGCAGGCAAGACCTACACCGTCCAGGGCGAACTCCCGAACGGCGTGTTCTACCTCGACGGCCCCCGCGGCGGTTCGGTTCTCTTCGCCAAGCCGGTCTTCGATCAGCTCTCCGGCGCCAATGTCTACTTCTTCCACAAGGCACTCGGCGGTTCCGCCATCCACGAGAAGTCCGGCCTGATCGCCTCCGCCACCCGCGACCAGCTCGCCGCCTAACCAACCAAGCAATAAGCCCTCCGCGACTAACTCAGAAGTCGCGGAGGGCCATAACCGGAAGGCTATTTCCGATGACAACCACACTATCAACCCCCCGCCCCATCCTCTCCCAGGAGAAGCTGGAGGCCGCGGTCCTGTACCGGCAGCTCCGCATCGCCAAAGTAGCGAGTGAACGCGCCGACGCCGACCTCGCCCAGGCCGGCACCGAAGCCGCGCAGGCCCGCGCCCGGTATGAGTCCATCCAGGCCGAGATCCGCGGCACCCTCGGGACCGCCGCATGAGCGCCTACTACCAGGACGACGCGATCACACTCCACCACGGGGACGCCTTGGATGTGGCCCGGATGCTCCCGGACGGGTCCGTCGACTGCATCGTCACCAGCCCTCCCTACTACGGCCTCCGCAACTACGGCAGCATGTACCAGTACGGGCTCGAAGAGAACCCGGCAGCCTACGTCGAAACCATGAGGGCGCTGTTCTCGGAACTCATGCGGGTACTCGCCGACGATGGCACACTATGGCTCAATGTCGGGGACTCGTATGGCAAGGGTAAGCAACTCCTCGGCATCCCGTGGCGCGTAGCGTTCGCACTCCAGGACGACGGGTGGGTACTCCGCAACTCGATCATATGGCACAAGCCCAACGCCATGCCGGAAAGCGTTGCAGACCGTCTGAGCGGACGGCACGAGAACTTGTTCATGTTCTCCAAGTCGCAGAGATATCATTTCGACCTCGACCAAATTCGGGAGCCACAGGCAGACGTGAGCATCGCCCGCGCCGGACGCAACAGGTTCGCAGCCGACCAGTCGCAAAACGGAGTGGGATCGCCGAACACTTTTGACCCAGCATCCTCGATCCATGCAAACGGCAAGAACCCCGGCGACGTCTGGAGCATCAACACGCAACCATTCGGCGGCGCACACTTTGCCGTCATGCCGCAGGAACTCGCCCGCCGCGCCATTATCGCCGGATGCAAGCCGGGCGGGACCGTACTCGACCCCTTCAGCGGCTCGGGAACAACCGGCCTTGTTGCTCAGAACAACGGACGCAAGTACGTAGGTATTGAGATCAGCGCCGACTACCTGAAACTTTCCCTCGAAACCCGCCTCCAAAACGGGGCACTCGACTTTGGAGATGCCGCGTGAACGCGTATCAGGCGCAGCGTATCCGGTTCGGTATCCTCGCGGCCCGTCACACCCTCGCACGGGACCGACTCACGCCTGGGCAGGTAGAGGACCTGGAAGCCATGGAGCTCGTGGGGTGGCAGGTCGGAAACGCAGGGACCCATAAGGCGTACCTACTGGAGAGCAACCGGCTAATCTCCGCCGACTTCTGGGCAGGATGGCCCGCATGAAGCGCGACCACAGGATGATCCCGGGGTATGACTTCATGCCCATGTCATGGTGTGGCGGGTGCGAGACATGCGATCGGATGTACTGCGCCGACGTCTGCCTCAAGTGCTCCTACACACGCCGGGGCAATCCAAAGGACTGGGGCCCGTCGTACTGCGAAAAGGCAACGCCGCGCCCTGTCGCTCCGCCCGCGCTGATCCACAAGGGAGGGCGGCCCGGTGGCTGACTGTGAGGCGGAGCGCCGGATCAAGCAGTGCGTGTTCCTGATCGAGCAGGCGTTCGGGTCCGGGAAGATCGACCTCGCCGAAATGAAAGATGTACTCGTCGGCAGGAACACGATCGCATGTCAGGGTGAAAGGATGAGCGCATGACGATTACCGAGTTCCTGGAAGCCCGCATAGCCGAGGATGAGAAGCTAGCGCGTGCTGTCGAGGCGACCGTTGCGCCGGACGCGTGGGAGAACCCGACCCGATGGGGGAACTTCTTCCCGGAAGACATCGCCTTCTACGACGCCCAGACCCCCTCCCGTGTCCTTGCCGAGTGCGCGGCGAAACGGGCGATCATTGAACGACACCACCCTGACAGGCAGCTTGAAAACTGGTACTGGTCGCAGCGGAAGTGCGCTGAGTGCGGAGCGACTTGGCATAAGTGGCTGAATAATGATGTCCCCACCGACATCGGGCCAGAACAGGGCTGCGCCACACTCCGCGCCCTCGCATCCGTCTACTCCGACCACCAGGATTACCTGCCGGAATGGGCGGTCTGAAACACCCCTTGCGCATAGGGGTATAATGCCCCAATTCGGGGGAATCTGGGGTAAAATAAGGTATGAGCGAATGTGGCGCGTGCACTGGGGAAACGAACGAAATGGTCTGCCACGCGCACACCGAACAGCTCGAAACGGACCTCCGGGAGGTCGAGTCGATGGTCGAAGCGCTCTGGGCCTCGGCCGCCCGGATGGACGTCGGCACCGGGTCCGTCGGGTCCTCCGGGCACTCTGCCCCCATGGAACCAACGAACTCCCGGGCGTACGACGCCGGCCGGACCCTGAACGTCATCCTCACCGGCTGGACTAACATCCTCGGCACCCGCCAGCCCCACGCCGTGAAAGCCGCGTCCGTACTGCTCGCACAGATCCGTGAGGTACGGGCGCAGGTATGGGCCCCGGACCTCGCCCAGGAACTCCACGACGCGCTCGGCGACTGCCGGTCCGCGATGGACCGGACCGCGCCGAAAGTGTTCGCCGGGATCTGCCCCGGACCCGAGGACATGCCGGACTGCAATACACCGGTCTACACCCCGACCGGGAAGACGGACGCCCGCTGCGGGACCTGCGGGACCGTGTGGGACGCGACCGAATGGCGGGAACGCGCCATCACAGCCGCCGGCTACGCGACCGGCACCGCCGCGGAGATCTCCCGCATCCTCTCCGACCCCGTCCGGAACCTCGCCCTCCCCCAGGGGACGATCCGGGTATGGGCGAACCGGGACAAACTCACCGCCGTCGGGGTAAATCGCACCGGTCAGCCGACCTACCTGATCAGCGACGTCCGGGCAGTGTGGGAAGCCCGCCTCGACGTCCTCGCCGAACGACGCGAAAGAATGGCAGCATGAGCGCCGAGCCGTGCGACTGCAACCACCCATCCAACGCGCACAAGGGGACAGAACGGACCGGCCGCCCGGGAGCGCATAGCGGCTGCACAATCTGCGCCTTCTGCGATTACTACATTCCCGCAAGCAACTACCCGAACGCCAAGCGATAGCAACTCGCCGAAATAGGTGAGGGAATGTGCTGGACAATGAGGGAAATCGGTGTAACGTAGTAAGTGGATATGTTGCGAGAAGTGGCTGAGACCCCACCCGCGCACGAACTTGAAGGCCCGCCGGCCCCCATAACGGCGGGCCTTCACTGCAACCACCCACAGGCCGGGCATTCGCTACCTGACGCCGTGGGCATAGATGAGACACACAACCGAAAGGGGAACTCATCTCCCGCGCAGGGTCAAGCGCACCGCCGCACGTCGAGAGACGCCGGCCCAAACTTCCCGCCATAAACGGGGGGCGAGCGCGTCGACTGGCGATCGGCGCACCGCTGGACCCCGGGAGACTGCAGAACTCCCGGGGTCTGGCACAAGCAGGGCTGAAAGGTTCATAGGCGCTCAGGCGCCACGGCGGTTCGACTCCACCGCAGTCCACTGGCACGAAAGCACCCCGGTCAAGTTACGTCAACGTACACAGCGGGCTAGCGAGTAGTGCCAACCTCTTGAGTAGGGCCGCACCAACTGTGGTGCCGAGCGACGCTAACCCCAGCTTGACTGGGCGCGCACCCCGGATGAATGGCTCGGTCAGCAGCCCAACACTGCGGCCCTACTCAGATAACCACTAGACACGATAGGCGGTGACGACCCTTGTGCCTCCGGGAAAGACCTACACCCAAGAACAGAAGGACGCCGCCCTCGCCCTCTACGAAACCGACGGCCCAACCGCTGTAGAGAAACAACTCGGCATCCCCAAGAACACCGTCGCAGGATGGGCCCGCAAGGCTGGTACGCGTACGGTACGCCCTGAACGCGTACGCGCAGCTGTTGAGGCGAAGGTCGCGGACGGGAAGCTTAGACGCGCTTCCATCGTCCAGCGGCTGTATGGCCGGACTGAGAAGATCTTGGACCGGCTCGAAGCTGACACGTACACGTGGACGGCGACGACCAAAGAGGGCACCGAGACGGTTTATGACATCGAACCTCCGGCCGCTGATGAGCGTTCCCATGCGACGGCGATCGCGATCTACCTGGACAAGGCCACGAAGCTCGAAGATTACGACCGTTCCGGCGAGGAGTCGGGCGCGGCCGTGGACAAGTGGCTGGAGTTCATGATGGGCGGCAACAGTGGAGGCTAAGCCGCTGCAGGGTAAAGCGCTCCTGGCGCTCGCCCACCCGTCATCGTCGATCGAAGCCTACGAGGGTGCGGTCCGGTCCGGGAAAACGTTCACGTCCCTGCTGGACTGGGTCCGGTTCATCCGGACCGGCCCGCCGGGTGCACTCGCCATGTGCGGCCGTACGGAGCGTACGGTCATCAACAACCTCCTCCTCCCGCTGCAGGAGATGTTCGGCCGTAACCGGGTGAAGATCAACTACGGCACGGGCACGGCGACGATCATCGGCCGTGAGATCCACATCTACGGCGCGAACAACGAACAGGCCAAGACGAAGATCCAGGGCCTCACCCTCGCCGGCGCTTACCTCGATGAGGCGGAGACGGTCCCCGAATCGTTTTTCAAGATGCTGTACACCCGCCTGTCCATCCCGGGCGCGAAGCTCTGGCTCACCTCGAACCCGGGCGGGCCGGTTCACTGGCTCAAAACCGACTGGCTGGACAAGGCCGCGCTCTGGATCGACGGGCAAGGCACGATCAAACGGAACCTGTCCGACGACGCGCTGGAGCTCCACCGGTTCACGTTCCTCATGGACGACAACCAGTCCCTGACCCCGGAGTACGTCGCCCGGCAGAAGAAGGCCTACACCGGTCTGTTCTACCGCCGCTACATCCTCGCCGAATGGGTCGCCGCCGATGGGGCCGTGTTCGACTCCTGGAACCATGAGACCCACATCGTCAAGCATGAGGACCTGCCACCCATGCGGTCCGTCCTCGGGGCCGGTGTTGACTACGGCACCACGAACGCGACGAGTGCGATCATGCTCGGCCTCGGGCAAGACGGCATCCTGTACGCGATCGACGAATGGCGGTACGACTCCCGTCAAGCCGAGATCCGGCTCACCGACGGGCAGCTCTCCGCCGCCCTCAAAGCCTGGCTGGTCAAGTCCGCCGCCGAAGGGTACGTCCCGGAATGGCTGATCATTGACCCGGCCGCCGCGTCGTTCAAAGTCCAGCTGGATCAGGACGGGCTCCGGAACGTCATCAACGGCGACAACGAAGTCCTCTACGGCATCCGGACCGTCTCGTCCCTGCTGAACGCGGGGAAGCTGCGGATCTCGGACCGCTGCACGGGCCTGATCAACGAAATGCCCGGCTACTCGTGGAGTACCAAGGCAACGGAGAAGGGCCTTGATGAGCCGATGAAGGTGGCCGATCACAGCATCGATGCTTTTAGGTACGCAGTGACCACCACCGAAACGAACTGGCGCCCCTACGTGGACCTCGCCGCATAACAACGAAGGAGGCCTCATGGCTCTGCCAGCCAACGGAACCGCATGGCCGCCGGTCGAACTCGCCGCGATCCTGCCCAAGTACCGCGAGTACGCGAGTTGGTATTCCAACGACGTGTCGACCCTGACGGACATCTACACCCGGGAAACGAACCGGACCGGCGTGATCTCGCGGTTGCGGACGTGGTTCCTCGGGGCGAAGACTAACGGGGCCGTCGAAACCAACTCCATCCATGTTCCGCTGGGTCAGGAGATTTGCAGGACCGCCGCGAACCTGCTCTACAGTGAGCCGTCGAAGGCCACCATCATCGCCCCCGCTGGCGTGACGGACGTGAGCAAGGTCCAGGAACGGCTCGACCTGATCGCGGGCCCCGCCTTCGAACAGCTCAGCATCAGCGCCGCCGAGATCAGTGCGGCGCTGGGTGGGGTGTTCAAGCGCATCACCTGGGACTCCACGGTCAAGGACCACGTCTTCATCACGAAGGTCGACGCGGACGCCGCGCACCCGGAGTTCACCGCCGGACAACTCGCGGCCGTGACGTTCTGGCAGGTCGTCGGCCGGACCAACACGACGGTCTGGCGGCTGCTCGAACGCCACGAAACCGACAGCCAAGGCATCGGCGTGATCGTGTACGGGCTCTACCAGGGCACCGACGCTAACCTCGGGCAGGCGCAGAGCTTCGACGCACACCCGGCCACGGCGTGGCTGATGCGCGCCGACGTCCTCACCCAGCTCATCGACGGGAACACGCTCTCCACCCTCACCCCGGGCCTCGGCGCCGTGTACGCCCCGAACATCCTGCCCTCCTCGATGTGGCGGAACGACCCGCTCGGCGCCAACCTCGGCCGGAGTGACCTTGAAGGCATTGAGCAGATGCTCGACGCCCTCGACGAACTCTACAGTTCCTGGCTGAAGGACATCCGGCTCGGCAAGGGCCGCCTCATCGTCGGCGAGTCCATGCTCCGGGATCTCGGCGCCGGTCTGGGTGCCGGGTTCGACCTGGACCAGACCATCTTCACCCCCGTCAAGGCAGCCCCGTCCTCCGCGGGTTCGGAGAAGATGGCGATCGAGGCCGTCCAGTTCCAGATCCGAACCGAGGACTTCCTCAAAGCCATCGACCATTTCCGCCGCGTCATCCTCGCCGCGGCAGGCTACTCCCCCTCGACGTTCGGGCTCACCGATGACGGGTCGGCGATGACGGCCACGGAGGTCGCGGCCCGGCAGCAACTGTCCTTCACCACCCGCAAACGCAAGATCCTCGGCGTGAAGCCCGCGGATGAGGCCATCCTGTCCAAAGCTTTGGCCGTGGACGCGGCCGTCTTCCCCGCCGGGGGTGCGAAGCCCTACGCGGTGGAGTGCGAGTTCCCCGACGGTGTCTCCGATGACCCCAAGGCCATCGCCGAAACCAACCAGCTCGACTACAACTCCCAGTCCTCATCCATTGAATCCAGAGTCCGGACGAAGAATCCTGACTGGTCGGATGACAAGGTGGTCGAGGAAGTCGCCCGTATCAAGGACGAGTTCGGCCTCGGCGCACTGGAGGACCCGGCAGTGTTCGGGACCGACGGCGCCGGCATCATCCCCCAGCCGTCCCCAACCCCGACCGGATAGGATTCCCCCATGGCGATCCGCCCCGATGACGCTGCCACCCTCGCGAAGGGTGTCCAGGAGCTGTACTCCGAAGCGGAGTCAACACTCCTGCAGCGCATCGCGGCGGCCCTCGCCAGCGGCAAGGACGCCCCGGACTGGGCTGAGACGAAACTCCTCGGCATCCAGGCACTTTCCCGGCAGGCCGACGGCATCCTCGCCGACCTAGCCAAGAACGTGCCCGGGGCCGTGGAGCGGGCCGTCGGGATCGCGTACAACCGCGGGATAGCCACCGCTGGCACTGACCTGACCGCCGCCGGCCTCGCTGCGGGCGCGTTCGGGGAAGTCCAGACCACCGGGGCCGCCGCCGCGATCGTGTCCGACACGCTCGCCCGGCTGACCCCGATGCAGTTCCAGATCCGCCGCGCCGTGACCGACGTCTACCAGCAGGTCGTGACGCAGGTAGCCGCGCAGACGGTCCTCGGCACGCTCACCCGCCGGGAAGCGTCCGCGAAGATCCTTACCCGCCTCGCCTCTCAGGGCGTGACGGGGTTCCGGGACGTCGCCGGGCGGCAATGGTCCATGAGCGCATACGCTGAGATGGCGGCCCGGACCTCGGCATCGAACGCGATGCTGCAGGGCCATACGGACCGTATCCGGGAGCTCGGCATCGACACGGTCATCGTCTCGAACGCCCCGGAGGAGTGCAAGGTCTGCCGCCCCTACGAGGGCAAGGTCCTCTCCCTCTCCGGGAACACCACGGGCCGGCTGCGGGACGGGAAGACCGTCGTCGCCTCCCTGTCCGAGGCGAAGGGCAACGGCCTCTATCACCCGAACTGCCGCCACAGCCACAGCGTGTACCTGTCCGGGATCACGAAGACCCCCTCCGACACCGCAGACCCGGAAGGGGACGCGCTCCGGAGCCAGCAGCGGGCCCATGAGCGCCGCGTCCGGGAGCTCAAACGCCAGGACGCGATCGCCCAGGAGTTCGGCGGCCCGCAAGCCACCCAGGCACGGGCCAAACTCCGCGCCAAACAGGCCGAGTTCAAGGCGTTCCGGGACGCGAACGGCCGCAAGGACCTCAACTACCGGACCAGCATCGCCAAACCGAAGCCGGAGACGGACTTCCCCATCGCCCGCACCATCACAGACCCGCCCAAGGCCCCCGCCCTGGCCGGCAAGGACCTCGCCGACACGATGACCTACGACACCACCCGGGACCTGACCGACGGGGACCTCGCCGCGCTCATGTCCAAGCACGCCGACGACCCCGAAGTGTTCGACAAGATCATGGAGATCATGGACGAACGGGACGCCCGCTGGGAATCGGTGAACACCATCGTGACCGGCAAGGACGCGGCGGACCTCATCAAGGACCCGCCCGCGCCCATGGTGCTGGACCCGAAGCCGCTCACGAACCCGGCGGCCCGCAAGTCCCGCAACCTCTCCCAGCGCGAGGTCGCATCAGAGGAGTACCAGAACTACGCGATGGCCCAATACAACCGGGCCCTCGATGACCTGAACGGCGTCCTCCTCAACGAGGCAGGCAAGCGGCACTCCCGCGGCGCCGGCGGGTACGACACGGAGATGAACATCTTCACCGGCTCCGCAGTGACCGCCCGCAAGTACGCCTCCGAGGAACTGCTGGCATGGTGGGAGGAACAGGGCCGGGAAACCCTTGGATCGTTCCGCTACAAAATGTATGGTTGGGACACCGACCGTAAGGCGGCCCAAACCGTGCGTAACTTCGGTTACGAAAGAGGACAGGCGTTCCGTGACCGTTCCCAGCTCTGACCAGATCCTCGCCACCCAGGCCCTCGGCCGGGACGCCTACCAGGTAGGGCGGTCCGGCAGGGACAACCCCTACCGGATGAACACCGACCCTGACCTGTGCAAAGCATGGATCGCCGGGTTCAACATGGCCCGCACCGAACGGGCCCGCGAGATCGAACGCGCCACCTAACCGAATACACCCAATCACCGAAGCACCCGCTAACCCCGGGTGCTTTTCTATTGCCTCTTGGAGGGCTCATGAGCAAGAAACTCACCATCCACGGTATCGACCCCTACGCCCCGGGCGGCATTGACGCCCTACTCGCCCATCACCGGCTGACCTTCGGGGATGCTGTCATGGAAGCGGGCGCCGGAGACGGCAGTGCTGGCGATCCCGCACCTGCCGGAGACCCTGCCCCCGCTGGCGACCCTGCACCCAAGGCAGATCCCGCACCGGAGCCCAATGCTGCCGAGTGGGACGGAAAGATCGAATCCCTCCCCGCCGCGGCACAGAAACTCATCACCGACCTCCGCAAAGAAGACGGCGATGAGCGCGTAGCGAAGAAGACCCTCGCCGCCATCCAGGCGGCCATCAACCCCGACGCGAAAGGCGAGAAGCCCGACGCCGAAGCGCTCACCCGGGCGCTGACGGAACGCGACGCCGACGCGAAGCAGGCCAAGACCGAACTCGCCGTCTTCCGCCTCGCAGCAAAACAGGGCGCCGACGCTGACGCCCTCCTAGATTCCCGCGCCTTCCTGGCGAAGATCGCGGAACTCGACCCTTCCAAGACCGCCGACATTGAAAAGGCGATCAAGGAAGCGGTCACGAACAACCCCAAGCTCAAGACGGTCCTGGCGGCCGGCGCGAGCGGTGCCAATTTCTCCGGCGGGTCCGGCGAGGGCGCAACGAAACCAACCACCCTTGAAGATGCCATCGCCCAAAAGATGGCACGCTAACCCGCTTAGGAGAACACCATGGCAGTAACACTCGCACAGGCGAAGCTCAACGTGACCGACGCCGTCGACATCAACATCATCGACGAGTTCCAGAAGTCCAACGACGTCCTGAACCGTCTCACGTTCGACCCGGCCGTCTCCCCCGCAGGCGGCGGCGCGACCCTGACCTACTCGTACACCCGGCAGATCACCCAGCGCGGCGCGGCTTTCCGTGCCATCGGCTCTGAGTACACCCCGGCCGAGGCTACCAAGGCCCGTTACTCGGTGGACCTGAAGCCGCTCGGCGGCTCGTTCCAGATCGACCGCGTCCTCGACGGTATCGGCCAGTCGCGGGAAACCGCGTTCCAGATGCGCGAACTGATCAAGGCATCCTCGGCACAGTTCAACGATTCTGTCTTCAACGGCGACACCGCAGTGGACGCCAACGGCTTCGATGGTCTGTCAAAGATCCTGACCGCCTCCAGCACGGAATACCTGCCGCTTGCCAACGGCACCACGACCGGCTACCGGGACTGGACCGTTGTGGACACCAAGGCCGAAGCTATCGCCGAGATCGAACAGATCGACGCCTGGCTTTCCCTGCTGGACTCCACGCCGGACGCGATCTACGGCCCCAAGAAGGTCCTGTCGATGTTCAAGCGGCTGGCCATGTGGGCTGACCAGTACGAGAAGACGACGGACGCTTTCGGGCGCGTCATCAACACGTACAACGGAATCCCCCTGATCGACCCGGGCACGAAGTCCGGATCGAACACGGACGTCATCGCCCTTGCGGCGAGGGATGCCGACGCTGGCGGCGCGGGCGGGTCCATCACCGGCCTCGGTGACCTGTACGCGGTCCGCTACGGCCTGGATGGATTCCATGCCGTCTCCACGAACGGCTCACTGGTCCGCAACTGGATGCCGGACTTCAACACCTCCGGCGCCGTGAAGACCGGCGAGGCCGAACTCGGCCCGGTCGCCGTCGTGCTCAAGAAGACCAAGGCTGCGGGCGTGTTCCGCAACATCAAGGTCTCCTAGTCCATACCCCGTGAGTGCGGGCCGTCACTGGCCCGCACTCCACCCACCGCCCGGGAGGGCACATGAAGATTCTCAGCCCAGATGCTACCTATACCGGGGAATCCCGCTACGGCGAGACCGTCCTGAACTTCGAAGACGGCGCGGCCGAGGTCAAGGACCTGCCCCACGCCGTCCGGTCCTACCTACAGGGCGCCGGGTACAAGGTCGAGGCACCCAAGCCGCGCCGGACACCCGCACCCAAGCCCGACAGCGAATAACCGACAGGAGGCCCGCAATGCGCATCTACGCCACAACCACCGAGCTGACCACATGGATCTCCCCGGCGGCGCTTCCGGCGAACGCTGCGGGCCTCCTGCGGTCCGCGTCCGGGCTGATCAGGTCCGAGACGAAGACCGCGATCTACCCGACCGACGTCGACGGATACCCCTCCGACACGGCCACCCGGGACGCGTTCACCGACGCGGCGTGCGCGCAGGCGAAGTTCTGGGCAGACCACGGCATCGACCCGTCCCTGGGCGCGGCCGGTGTCGCCCCGCTCGCGGCCTCAAAGTCCATCGGCGGGGCATCCATCCAATACTCCACCTACGTCTCCACGGCGGAGGCGCGGGCGAACGCCGCCGGCACCCTCGGCCCCGACGCGTGGTACATCCTCAACGACGCCGGACTGTTGGGTAACCCGGTGGTCCTGCTGTGAAGGGCTTCGAGGAGTTCATGGTCCACACCGTGACCGTGGAAACGTATTCCGGGGAAGACTCCTGGGGCAACACCCACGCCGCGGAGTCAGCCCCGGTCCTCGGGTTCCTGCAGGACAAGAGGCAGTTGGTCCGCTCACCGTCCGGGGATCAGGTCGTGTCCGAGTCGACGTTCACGACGGGCAAAGAGCGCGAGGCACTGTTCGCCCCGGAGTCCCTCGTACACCTCCGGAACCGGATCTCCACCGTCATCACCTGCGGGTTCGCCGACTCCGGAGACATGGAGCTCCCGGACCATATCGAAGTGACCCTGACCTAGGAGGCGCCCGTGGGCAAGTCCTGGACGTTCAAACCGGACCGCTCGGCCATCCTCCGCTCCCACAAGGGCGCCGCCCGCGGCCTCGCCCTCGCCGCCGAACACGTCTACGGGGTAGCGCAGGCGCAGGCTCCCATCGAGGAGGGCATCCTGGAGAAGTCCGGCGGGCCCTCTGTGGATGAGAAGAACCTCCGCGCCGCCGTCACCTTCGACACCCCCTACGCGGTCCGCCAGCACGAGGACATGACCGCCCGGCACGACGCCGGCCGCAATGCCAAGTACCTCGAAAACGCGTTCAACTCCGAACAGGACGCCGTCAAACAGATCATCGCCAAAGCCATCAGCGGGGAGTTGTAAATGGGTTTCACCACGAACCTCCTGACCGGCATCGGCGAGCTGCTGGACGCCGAGAACGTCGGCGCCTGGGGCGGCCCCTTCGCCCCCACGGACACCGCCATCGTGATCGACTCCCTCGGCGCCACCCCGGACAAGGGCATCGCCCTGACCCTGTACGACGTCGAGAACACCGGCGGCACCGACTCCGTCATGGGCCTGCAATGCCGGGTCCGCGGCAACCCCAAGGACCGGACCGCCGCGAAGGACATCCTGGACCGGATCTTCGACGCCCTCCATGACCTGGATCACACCACCATCGGCGGTGTACCGGTCGTGCGGATCTGGTGGCAGTCCGGGGCGAACCTAGGCCCCGACTCCCTCAACAGGCCTGAACACACCGCCAACTACTACCTGCAAATCACCAGAACCGGGACACACCGGGACGACTAAGGAGAACCACAATGACTGAAATCACCCCCGGCGTCCTTAGGGACTGGCAGCTCGAAGTCGCCGCCTACGCCGACGGCGTCGAACCGACCACATGGACCCGCGTCGGCGGACTGACCGAGTTCACCCCCCCGGTCTACGAGAAGAACCAGGAAGACGACTCCTCGTACGACTCCGACGGCGACGGCTCCGTTATCGGCACCGGCCGGTCGTGGAAGATCGAGGGCACCGTGAAGGTTGCCCGCGCTTCCCTGACGCAGGACCCGGGGCAGGTCATCATCAAGACCGCCGGCGAGTCCCTGCTCGAAGACGGGTTCGTGCACGTCCGCATCGTGAACGTCACGAAGCCGACGGAGGGCCGGACGGGCATCGCTGACGCGACGTACACCCCGAACGGCGGCCCGCACACGGACCTCACCACGGCCGGGTTCGAGCTCGTCGGCCGCGGCTCCCTGGCGCCCGTGACCATCACCCCGTAACCCCTCTACTCCCGGCGCGCAGTTTCCAAGGGCTGCGCGCCGGGCACCACCCTTGGACCCTTGGAACCTACCCACCTTGGAGACTCACATGGCTTTGAAAGACCTCCGCGCCGCACTGAACGGCGCCCTCAAACTTCCCATCGGCGGGACCGTGTACGAAGTCCCGGCGATCAGCGCCGAACTCGGGCTGCAGTTCCAGGACCTTATGGCGATCGCCGCGAAGGCCAAGGATAACCCCGACTACACCCCCGACGATGACGACACCGAAGTCCTCAACGACGCGGGCGAGAAGGGCCTCTACGAACGGGCCCTCGGCGCCGCACACGATCAGATGATCAGTGACGGGGTGACCTTCGAGGAGCTCAAGCTCGCGGCCCTGTACGTCATCTTCCACGCCGTCTACGGCGACACGTTCGCGGACGCGTATTGGGCGTCCGGGGGAAAAGCGCCAGCGCCGAACAGGGCGGCGCGCCGAACGGCGACCCGGACCCGTACGGGCGCGGCCTCTACGACGAAGAAACCGGCCTAAGCGAGTACTACGAGTACCCGGAAGGGCACACTGCGAACGGCGGGATCACCTGGCCGAAGATCCTCACGCACTGGCACCTGATCGAGGCCGACCTGCAGGACGCCGGCATCGACCTTGACTCCGGGATTCTGACGGCACGGTCCTGGCGGTGGCTCGCGGCACGGATCACCGGGCTTATCGCCAAACCCCCGGCCCTGATCACCGAGGACGGGCGCGCCATCGCATCGACCCGCCTCGGCCTGGCACTGAACCCGCCCGGGGCACCCCGCAAACGATAACCACATAGGAGATACCCGCCATGGCCCTGAATATCGGAGAACTGGTCGGGTATCTGGACCTCGACGCGGGCCCTTTTGAGAAGGGCCTCGGTAAAGCGTTCGACTCCATGGGCTCGAAGAAGTGGCAGGTCGCTGGCGCCGCTGCAGGTGTCGCGGCCGGCACGGCGATCCTCGCCGGGATGCTGTCCTCGATGGAAACCGAGAAGCTGAACAACAAGATGGCCGCCTCCCTCGGCCTGACGAAGGAACAGTCCGCGACCGCTGGCAAGGCCGCCGGGCAGCTGTACGCCGACAACTATGGCTCCTCCATGGAAGACGTGACCGGCGCGGTCGAGGGTGTCATGTCCTCGATTAAGGGGATGCGGACCGCCTCGCAGGCCGACATCCAGGCCGTAACGAAGGACGTGCTGAACCTCGCCTCGGCCTTCGGGATCGACGCATCAGACGCGTCACAACTGTTCGGGACGATGATCACGCAGGGCCTCGCCAAGGACGGCGCGCACGCCGCAGACCTCCTCACCGCTGCACTGCAGAAAGTGCCTGCGGCGGCACGCGATGATGTCATGGCGGCGGCGGATGAATACTCCCAGTTCTTCGCCGGCATGGGCTTCAGCGGCGAGCAGGCAATGGCCGTCATCGTCAAGGGCTCCGAAAAGGGCAAGCTGGGCATCGACAAAGCCGCGGACGCCATCAAGGAACTGCAGATCCGGTCCACCGACATGTCGAAAAGCTCGACGGCGTCGTACAAAGACATCGGTCTGGACGCCGAAAAGATGGCTGGCAAATTTGCCAAGGGCGGCAGTTCCGCCAAGGAGGCCATGGGTGAGGTCGTCCAAGGCCTCCTGAAGATCAAAGACCCGGTAGCCAGATCCAACACGGCCATCGGTCTTTTCGGGACCCAGTTCGAAGACCTCGGCGGCGTCACGGGCGGGTTCCTTGAATCCATGGCCTCCGTCGACGGCGGGTTCGGGAAGGTGACCGGCAAAGCCAAGGAACTCGACACGACCCTCGGCGCCGGCGCATCCAACGGGTGGACGAAGTTCCAGAGGGCCGGCGAAACCGCGATGTCCGCCATCGGGGAGAAGGTCCTCCCGATCCTCACCCCGATCATCGACAAGATGGCCGAATGGGCGCCGATCCTCGGGCCCCTCGTCCTCGCCCTGGCAGGGTTCGCCGGGATCATGGCCGTCGTCAACTTCGTGATGGCCACAAGCCCGATCACCTGGATTATCCTCGGCATCGTCGCGCTGATCGCCATCATCGTCCTCCTCGTCATGAACTGGCAGCAGGTCGTGGACTTCCTCGGCGTGATCTGGGGCGGGTTCATCAACTGGTGCATCGAGATCATCGACGGGTTCGTGGTCTGGTGGAACGGGGTCTGGGCCGGCGTTGGGAAGTTCATCTCCGACACCTGGAACAACATCGTCAACTGGGTCCGGGGCGCGATCAACAACGTCTCCAACACCATCCGATCGGTGGCCGCCGGGATCGTGTCCGCATGGAACGGATTCTGGGGCCAGGTCGGCGCGAAGGTCGGCCAGATCTGGGAGTCCATCAAGACCGGCGTGTCCAACGGCATCACGGCCGTCGTGAACTTCGTCCGCGACCTGCCCGGCAAGGTCCTCGGCTTCTTCGCGAACGCCGGGACCCTGCTCCTGTCCGCGGGCGGCAACATCATCGACGGGTTCCTCAAGGGCCTCACGCAGGGGTTCGAGGACGTGAAGAATTTCGTCGGCGGCATCGGCGACTGGATCGCGAAGAACAAGGGCCCCAAAGCCTACGACCTCGCCCTCCTAATCCCGGCCGGCGGGTGGATCATGGACGGCCTCGGCAAGGGCATCAAGGCGTCCATGCCCGGGCTGCAGAAGATCCTCGGCAACGTGTCCGCGACGATCGCCACCGGCGTCACGGGCGGCACTGTGGGGCTCGCCGGAATCCCCGGGAACGCCCCGGCCGCCACCACGGGCACCGCACACAGCGGCGGCACCGTGAACAACTGGCACCTGTACGAACAATCCGACCCCGCAGCTACCGCCATGAACGTCGCCCGCCGCCAAGCCGCCCTCGCGGGCTAACCAGTAGGAGGTCCGGGTGCCTTACCCCAGCCCAGTAACGTACCCGTCCGCCCTGACCTTCCCGGGGACAGTGCCCATTTCCAACCTGTCCCCGGTCGGGATCGGGGACCTCGTCCTCGGCGCGGTCGATCAGCACGGTTCCCGCTGGAACCTGCAGACCTTCGAGGGCTGGACCGGTTCCCCCGGCACCACCCTCGAACTGTCCCAGCGTGCCCGCGGGCACGGCGCGACCAGCAATGACCCGTACCTCACCGCCCGGAACATGACCCTCGGCGGCCGGGTGTCCAACCGGGACCCGGAGGCACTGAACGCGTCCATCGATGACCTGAACGCCGCCGTCGCCCTCGACGGGTTCCTCCTCGCCGTCGCCGAAACGGGCCGGGTCCGGCACTGCCAGGCGGCCCGCAACGGCGAAGTCCTCACCCCCAAGGTGAACAACCGGGTCGCGACGTTCTCCATTCAGATCGCCGCGGAAGACCCGCTCAAATACGGCGACCTAATCACCGCGACCACCCTCCTCCCGGCCTCCATCGGCGGGCTCACCTACCCGGCGACGTACCCGGTGACTTACACGGGCGTGTCGAACTCCGGCGTGATCAGCGTCGTCAACACCGGCAACACCCAGGCCCCGGTCTGGCTCCGGATCGACGGGCCTATCCCGGCCGGCGGCTGGACCGTCACCCATGTGGGGAAGAAGCAGTCCCTCACGTTCGCGTCCTCCCTCAGCCTGACCGCCGGGGAGTTCGTGACCGTGGACATGGAACAGCGGGAGATCCTGGCGCAGGGCCAGGCCGCCCGCGCCGGATATGTCACCTCCCGTGGCTGGTTCTCCCTGGACCCGGGCGCGAACGACATCGCGTTCTCCGCGCAGAACTATTCCCCCACCGCACAACTGACCGTGACGACTAAACCAGCTTGGAGCTGACACCATGACCATTACCTTCCTCCAGCCTGACGGCGTCCCGATCACAGCGCAGGCCGAACGGCAGGGCTCCGCGGCCCTCTACGGCGGCGGGTTCGGCCGGCCACTCGGCGGGCGCTCCGGCTTCCGCGCCGATACCCCCACGACCATCCTGACCGCGACCTCCACGACATGGACACTGCAGCCGTGCGCGGCCATGATCGACCCGGGCGCGTCCACCCACCAGGGCATGTACGGCTGGGCGTCGGATGCGAACATCACCGGGGCCGTGACCGCCGCGGACGCGACCTATGCCCGCAAGGACATCGTCTACATTCTGGTGAACGACTCGACCGCCGGGGACGGCTCGGGCGCGGTGTCCGCTTCGCCCGTATACCTCGCCGGGACACCGTCCGCGACACCCGCCGCACCGGCCCTCCCGGCCCGGTCGTTCCTTGTGGGGACCATCGACGTCCCCAAGACCGGCGCAGGTTCCCCGACAACGACCCTGAACCCGGCCCGGTTCGTCGCGGCCGGCGCCCGCCTGTCCGTGATGTCCGCAGCGGACCGGCCCGGCACGCCATGGGTGGGCCAGGAAGTCACCCGGACCGACCGGAACAACCACGTCCAGGCGTGGAACGGTTCGGCGTGGAAGTGGGTTTCCCGGCCTGAACGCTACTACGCGGACGCGTCAACGTTCAGCACCACGCAGAATCAGTCGTCCCGGCTCGTCGGCTCGGTCACGACCGCGCCCACCCGAAGCTACGCTACGCAGGCGCGGGCCAACGGGCGGCTCACTGTCGTCGTGTCGGCGATCAGTTCCGGGCTGGTGCAGGTCAGGGTCTGCGTTTCAGTCGCCGCGTCTACGGTTGACGCGGCGCAGGCCCGCGCCTTGCTGCCATTCACCGCCCCGGGCAGCTACTACGACACCCGCGGCGCAGAAACTGACTGGATCACGGTGGGCGCGGGCAACGCACCGCTGCCGCGCATCTGGATCGACCACGTCTCCGGGGCAGTCAACGAAGGCGCAACCAACCAGCCCGCAGAAAATCACCTGTGGGTCGAAGTCCTGCCGGCGGACGACTGATGAGTGAGCCCATCATCCTGGCCCTGATCGGCATGGCCGGGCTGCAACTCTCGGCGATCATCAAGGGCCACTTCGACACGAAGAAGGCCCGCACCGAAGGGCAGAAGACCCGGGCGACGGTCAACGCTATCGAGCAGTCGATCAATAACCGGCCGACCTCGATCAGTGACCGGCTGGACGCGATCAAGTCCGAAGTCACCGATGGGTTCGCCGCCGTGAACACGGACCTCGCGGCCGTCCATGTGGACGTGCAGACCCTCACCACCGCCGACGCTACCACCGCCGGGCAGATCGACATCCTGGAGAAGTCGGTCGCCGCGCAATGGCAGGCCATCAACGCCCGCCGCTAAGCCAAGGAGGCACCATGAGGCCAGTATCCGCAGAGTTCCCAATCAATCAGCCGTTCGGTTCCATGAAGACGGCAGGCGTGGCGCCTAGCTGGACGCCTGACACGGTCGGCTGGTACGTCCGGCTGTACGGCAACTACCAGCCATTCGGCCACGCCGGAACTGACATCAAATGCCCCGAGGGGACGCCCGTCTACTCGATGGCGGCGGGCACGGTCCTCTGGGCTGACTGGGGAACGAAGCTCCCCGGCGACGAATCGAACTGGGGATACCGGCAACGCTGGTATCTGTACAAGGGATTCCCCGGCATCGTCACCGTCATCCAGCACGCGGGTTGGATCGGGGTCTACGCGCACCTCTCCGAGGCCCGCATGAACACGGGCGACAAGGTCCGGGATGGCCAGCAGATCGGCCTCTCAGGCGGCACCGGAGGCGTAGCGCCGCACCTTCACGTCGAAGCCCTTATCGACACCAGCTACAAAACCGGCGGCGGGCTCATCTACGGGCGCACCAACCCCGAGCCCTACTTCGGCTCCGCAGCCATCGCCCCGCAAGGCACAACGACCACGAAAAGGATGTTTCAGCACATGACACCCCAGGAAGAAGCCGAAGTCCTCAAGGCGGCCCGCGCCGTCAACCGCTACCTGAACGCCCCGACCGGCGACATCCCGGCAAAGGTTGTCAAGGCGTTCATGGCGGAACCGATCACACGCAAGGGCGGCACCCGCTCCGGGACCACCACCCCTCGATCCATCTTCGAGTACTCGGACTCCAACTTGGACGAAGTGAAGGTGAAGCCGTAATGCTGACCGCGATCCTCCGAACAGTCGTCCCCGCACTGTGGGGCTCGGCTATCGCCTGGCTTATCGGCGTGCTGCCGATCCTCGCGCCGCTGGAAGGCGACCTGCGGGGCTTGGCTGACATCGCCCTCCCCATCATCACCGCCGTCATTATCGGCGGCTGGTACGCGTTCTGGCGGTGGCTGGAGCCCCGCCTGCCCGACTGGCTCACCCGCGCCGTCCTCGGCTCCGCGAAGACCCCCACATACGACGGCAAGCACGAAGCATAAGGAGGCACGATGGCGCTCTCATGGGTATCAGTGAACGCACTCGATGGGGGCATCATCGCCGACCTTCCCGGCCTGATCCCCGGCGGGGCGCTGAAGCGGACGATCGGCCGGGCCGAGACGCAGACCGCGACCCTGCCACTCGGCCCCTCCCAGACCCCGAAGGGCGGCACGTTCCGGCGGGCGCCGGCGAACTGGCGGCAGGCGACCCGACCCAAGGCCGTCTTCCTTGTGGCTTTGGATGAGGATGAGGTCCCGGTCTGGGGCGGCATGGTCGCCGAACGGCAGACCACGCACGCCTCCGGTGTTGAGCTCTCCCTCGAAACGGCGGAGGGGTACTTCGCGGACCGGTACGTCGGGAACGAAACCCTCAACAGCGCGCAGAACACCATCGTCCAGACGCTGGTGGAGAAGTACGCGAAGACCGGTACCCGGCCCGGCCTGCCGATCCGGGTCCAGACCCTCCCCGGGGCGAACCCCACCCAGAACCGGACCTACCTGGACCAGGACGACAAGACCCTCGGCTCGGCCCTCGAAGAACTCTCCGGCATCATCGGCGGCCCGGAATGGACCATCGGCTGGGAACGGGACAGCATCAACCGGATCACCCCCGTTCTGTACGTCGGCGCCCGGATCGGCGCCGCGGCACCCGTAGACCTGAACCCGGCGGCGCAGTTCCACCTCCCCGGCAGCGTGCGGGACGCGGTCCTCGTGGAGTCCTACAAGCGCGGAGACGGCGCCAACGACGTCATGGCAACATCCTCCGGCTCCGGCAACTCCCGCCCCCAGTCGCCCCGGCAGACGAACCCGGCAGACCTCCGCCCAACCGTGGAGTTCCGCTGGTCCCCGTCATCCTCCATCACCGGCACGGACACGCTCACCGCGCACGCCCAACGCGCCCTCGCCGGCATGAAGGACGGCGCCGCCGCCCTCGCCCTCACCGCGACCCGGAAAAACGCCCCCAAACTCGGGTCCGTCTGGGACCTAGGGGACGACATCGGGTTCGACCTGACCGGCCCCGCCTGGCCCGACGGGGTCACCGGCACAGCCCGCGTCCTCGGCATCGAAATGACCGACACGACCGTGACGCCCATCCTCGACGTGTCCACTATCGAAGGGATCGACTGATGCAGCCAGGACAGTTCAACCCCAAGGGTGAGGATTGGATCGCCCGGAAGTTCGCCGAGATGGACAAGCAGCTCCGGGAGCTCAAGGCCGCGAACATCTTCGGCCTGACCGGCATCACACCGCAGGACGGCGGGACCGACTTTGACGGGTACGTGAACGTCAACGGTCCGATCACGGTCAACGGCGCCTCGGACTTCAAAGGCAACATGAAGGTCTCCGGCACCCTGGACCTGCCCGCCGGGATCATCGGCAACGACGCACTGACCGACCCCCTCGTCATCGAGACGTCGGGGGTCAGTCAAAACACCTTCGGCGTCGGCACATCCACCGCGACGTTCGCGCTCGGGTCCGTGGCCGTCCCGGCAGGTTACAGCCGGGCGTCGATCCTGTGCATGGTCGTCGGCGGCGCACTGAACAGCACCGGCTCGCTGGATTACCTTTACGTCTCGTCCAGTATTAACGGCTCCGGCGGCGGGGAAAGCCCGCAACCGGCAGCGGCGGGCGGCTACGGCACGACGTCGGCGAACGGTATCCGTACCCTCACCGGGCTATCCGGCGGGACCATCGACCTCGGCTGCCGGATGCGAACGAACAGCGCGGCGTGGGCGTCCAACGGGTCGAACTTCGCCAACATGAACGCCGTGGTCTATTTCAGCCGCTGACTACTTGAGGTAGCCCTCGCCCGGCGGGCGCGGGTTCGGCGGGCCGATAACGCCAGGCGTCGGCGGTGCCTGAACGATCGGTGTCCACAGCTTCGGCAGGTCCGACGTGTCCACCTCGGGATCTGGGGCAGGCGCGGCCGGGACGTACTCCGCCGGGGCGGGTGCCACGACAGGCGCAGGAGCAACCGGCGCGGGCTTGACCACGGCCGGAGCAACCGGCTCAGGCTCGGGCGCGGCAGGCGTAGGGGCCGGGATAACAACCGGCGTGCTCTGAACAGGTGCGGGTGTGCTCACGGACGGCTCCGGGGTAGGCGTGGCCGACGGGCTCACGGACGTAACAACAGGGGCGGGCATGTTCTCGGCGTTCGCCGTAGCGATGAACCCGAAGGCCACCCCAACTGCAAGCAAAGATCCGGCGGCCCCCAGGACAGCGGATTTAGTTTCCATACCCGCAGTGTATCCACACTTTGGACAAATTAAAACAGGAGGCCCATCGTGGCAGACCGCCCACCCTACGCTAACGGCGTCCTTGGAGGGACCCCCCTAGTCGCCGAACGGCTGAACGAGGAGGAATCGGACCTGCGGGCGGCGCTCCTGCAGCTCTCCCGCGACCCGTCCCTGCTGTTCTCCGGCGCGATCACCCGCGACGTAAACGGCGCCCCGATTAGCGCGTCCGTGACGTGGCCGGACGGCGCGGTCGGGGTCTACTCGGGCACCGCCTCGGTGGGCTTCCCCGGCGCCATTAGCGCCTACACCATCACGCGTGTAGGCACACCGACCGTGACCTACACCCAGCCCGCCGTAACCCGCGACACCGCCGGGAACATCACCAACCGCCCGCCGATCACGGCCAGCTAGGAGACACCCATGGGATTCCTCGACGCACCAATCGTGCCGGCCGTCATCGCCTACATCACCGGGCTCCTCGCCGGCAAAGTCAGCAAGGGCGAACTCGTCGCCAACGTGAAGGACTACGGCGCCGTAGGGGACGGTGTTGCCAACGATTACACGGCGTTCGCGAACGCTGTGGCAGCTCTGAAGGCGGCCGGCGGCGGCACCCTTCTGATTCCACCAGGAACATATGACCTGCTGAGCCGCGTGCGCCTCTGCCCCAACATTCGAGTTTTCGGCCCCGGGGCCACGATAACGAAATCCAGCACGTCCAACGGGTACGTCGTGTTCTACACCGGCTCGGACGGCATTAAGGGTTACGGCTCCGGAGACTCCAATATCGTCATCGAGGGCCTGACGTTCCTTGGCAACTTCGCCACTAATGGCGGCATCGGCGTCGGCGGCTTCCACCATAGCGACAACATCACCATCCGAAACTGCCGCTTCATTCAGTGCGCCGGGATGGGCCATGTGTTCGACCTCAACGGCTGCTCCAACATCACGATCCGGGACTCCATCTTCCAGGGGTTCAACAACGCGGGCGGCGGGTACACGAAAGAGGAAGCGATTCAGCTTGACATCTCCAATGCTGCATCCGCTTCCGGCCCTGACCTTGCGGGGTCATGGGACGGGTTGCCCACTAAGGGTGTGCTGGTGGATAACTGCAAGTTCCTCCCCCTCACCGTTGGCGGTACCACGTATTCCGCGCCCAACCCGCTCGGCTCACACGCGTTGCGCGAGGGTGCCGTCCACTCCAATATCAGGTTCACGAACAACTACGTCCTTGACCCTGCTATCGACTCGTCTTCGGACGTTCGCGGGGTGCTGCACTTCATCGGTACTCACAACATCAGGATCGTAGACAACACGTTCGAGTTGAGCACGCCGGGCACGACTGCCGTGCTGGGCCTCTACAGCACCGACCAGGGCGAGGCGTCGGCTACGGCGAACAACGAAGTCGGTTCTAGCAACCCCATCGTGACTATCGCGCCGCTCGTGACTCAGAACGTCGTCTTCCGGGGTAACCGATTCAAGAATTTCGGGGCCACCAACGGGCAGGCGCTAATCAACATCACCCCGCAGAGCGGAAGCGGCAATATCAGCGCCGAGAACATCCTCATCGAAGGTAATTCGCTGGAGATTGCCGGCGTCGGTACGTCCACGACGAACTTTGTTTTCGCAAGCTACGCGAAGAAGCTCTGGGTAATTGCAAACGTCTTTGCAGGACAGGGTAGGCCAGTGAACGCATCGAACGTTACTGACCTGAAAGTGCTTGACAACACGATCAGCTCCCCGCGCACTGATTCAATCACCGCCAACACTTGCGCCCAGGTGAAGATCGCCCGCAACACCATTACCACCCCGGCAGCTACCGGCATCTACGTCACCACCTCAACAGATGTGAAGGTCTTCGAGAACGACGTCCTCAACGGTGGTGTCGCTGGCGCCCGTGGTATCGGAATCTCGGGCTGCACCCGGTTCGGCGTTCTCGGCAACACCGTAGAGGTTCTGTCTGGGGCTAAGGGCGTGGAGGTGTACAACACTTCCGCAGCGGGCTACGTGCGCTCGAACATCATTTTCGGCGGAACGGCGACGCATGTTGTCTTCGCTGGCACGAATGTCACGGAAGACCTGAACATCAAGATCTAAGCCTGCCCGCGCCCGACGCGAAACACCCCGAACATGACGCCCCGTCCTCCACCCGGAGGGCGGGGCGTTTCGTTGTCTCCGGGGGGAATCCCATGGCGGTTTTATGGCGGTCCGGCTACTGCAGGGCACTTTAGGGCACTGTAAGTTGAGGGAATCGGGGGAGGGAATCCGGCCCGAACCGGGGGAGGATCGACACGCCGCAATAGGCACGAAAAACCCCGCCAATCCGCGGGACTCGCCGGGGACTGACGGGGTAATCCAATCTGTGGGTCCTACCGGGATCGAACCGATGACATCCACGGTGTAAACGTGGCGCTTCCGCCCGTCACGGCGCGGGATTTGCGGGGCGCATGGCGGTTTTATGGCGGTCCGGGACTCAGTAGGAGTCCCTATTGACAGGTGTATATACACCCTGATAGATTCTTCATATCGGAACAGGCCGAAGACGGAAGGCAAGACAATGAGCGAACTGACCACAGTGAACTGCTGGAAGTGCGGCGGCACCGGACACTTCGCCATCGGAACCTGCTTCGGTTGCGACGGGACCGGCGTCAACACCTACACCGCCGGCGCATATGCCCGAAAGATCGCCGCTGCGAAGGGCCGCAAGTCAGCCGCCGCCCGCCGGAACGAAGAAGCCCGCGCCGCCCGGACCGCCGAACTCTCCACAAAGACGCTCGCCGAGATGATCGAAGAGGTCGAGTTCATGTGCTGCGTCGGTCACGACGGCCTCGTGGAAACCGTAGACGGCGAGCGTGTCACGATCGAAGACATGGCCCGAAGCCTGATGGTTGCCGCGTGAGCCGCGGCACCACGCACCGCACGGTCCGCATCGAAGACGGACTGTGGGAGGCGGCGAAGGCGGTCGCCACCGAACGCGGAGAGAACCTTTCTGACGTGATCCGGGAAGCGCTCCGGACCTACGCGGAGAGCAGCGCATCCATCCGGGCGGCGACGTCGGAGAGCTCCTGATCGAACAGGCCCGAATAAATGTCCAGCGTGAGCGCCGCGGAGGCGTGCCCCAGCATCCGCTGGACGGACTTCACCGAGGCGCCGGAGTGGACGGCCAGGGATGCGGCGGTGTGCCGGAGGTCGTGGACCCAGAGCCCGGCAGGGAGCCCGGCCGCCTCCACCGCCGGATCGTATTCGCGGGACTTGAAATTGTTCGAGCGCAGATGGTGGCCGCGCTCGGAGGGGAAGACGAGGACGTCCCGGCCCCGGCCCTGCAGCCTGGACGTCAGCCGTTCGGTCATGAACGCGGTCAGCGGCACGGTCCGTTCCCGGCCGTTCTTCGGCGGCCCGATCACCATTGCCCCGTCGACCTCGGTTACGGACCGGGCGACCCTCACCCGGGCGCGCTTCAGGTCGACGTCCCGGGTCCGGAGCTCCGCGGCCTCCCCGAACCGCAGCCCGGTCGTCGCGAGCATCCAGACAAGGTCCGCGAACTGCCCGTCAATCTCCCGGGCGAGCCGGCCGACCTGCGCCACGGTCAGGAAGATGTGCTCCCGCTTGTGGCCCTTGGGGAGGTTCACCCCTTTGGCCGGGGACGCGACGATCCGGCCCTCCTCCACGCACCAGTTCAGGAACTTCCGGAACCGGCCATAAATGGTGTCGACGGTCCTCGCGGCTTTGGTCATCCCGGACACCCATGCCTGGACGTCGGCGCGGGTGATGTCGGCGAGGATCTTATCCCCCCAGTAGGGTTTGATCGTGGCGCGCACGTCGGAGCGGGTGGCCGCCATCGTGGAGGGCTTGAGATGGATCTGCGTGTCCACCCATGCGTCGATCAGGTCCCGGACGAACACCCGGCCCCGGTCCTGGGACACGTACGTCCCGGCCCGCTGATTGTGTTCGACGTACGCTAGGTGTGCTTTCGCGGCGTCTTTGACGGCGAAGGATTTCTTCCGTTCAGTCCCGGCCTCGGACCATACCGCCTGCCAGCGTTTACCTTTCCCGTACTGCGTGTTGCGGGTCCGGTCCTTCCGGACCCACAGGTCATTAACCCTCATTGCGGGCCTTGATATAGGCGGTCAGCGCCTCCCGGATGACGTCTGACAGGTTCTCTCCGCGCTCCAACGCAATAATCCGCGCCGTCTCCCAGAGTGCGGAGTCGACGCGGACGCTGCGGCGCGTGGTGCCCTTAGACACCGGCCTGCGCGATGAGACGCCCAAGTGCGGCGTGGAGCCTCGCGGCTTCTTCGATCGTCAGGTTAGTCCCGGCCTCGTGGACATTGTCGTACTCGATAACCACGGAAATAGTCTGGTCCGCGACAGCGCTGCCGTACATGGTGCGATAGACGCCGACTGCTCCGTTTTTGCCGTCATTGGCGAACAGTTCGGTTTCGGTGAAGGTCGGCGCCTCTTCGATGGTGGTGTTCATGGTGTTACCTTTCGTCGGGGTGATGCTCAAACACTAACGGTGTCATGACACCCTGTCAAGCGTCCCATTACCTACTCAGTCCGGCGGCGGCGAAGTGGATCGACGCGGGCGACTTTGACGCCGGGTCCATGGCGACGGTGAGCGCGGTCCGGGCGAGGTCCGGGTAGGTCTGCAGGTCATCGCACATCTTCAGTTTCGCGAGGATGTCCGATACCTGCCATTCCGGGCGGTGCGCGGCGACGAGCCCCGCGAGTCCTTGCCAGTGGTGATGTTCGAGAGGCCCCCCAGGGGTCAGTGTGTTGTGCATGATGCGGCCTTGCTTCCCATGTTCCACCGCCACTTGTGTGGTGCGGTGAGGTAAGCGTAAGCCTTCCACCACATTCCCTAAACCGTCGGAGGTATGTGCCCTTAGATTAGTGCGCTAACGATCCGCTAGGACTCGCCATTAAGTCGGACTTTATAGTTACGGAAACGATATGAAAGTTCGGCCAACAGCTCCTCATCGGTCAACTGTGACGCCCGGTTGACGTGAGGCTCCTCACCGCCCGGGGCCCAGGTCGCGGGCGTGACGCCGCGCTCCATCTCCGCCACGGTCAGGGCGGCCGGGTCGATCTCGTCCCGGTGCTCCCAGATCTCTTCGATGGAACCCTTCCGCCAGCCGAGGGCCTGTTCGATGCGCCGCTGGGAGTTCGGGTGTAGTTCCCGCGTACCCTTCTCCGCGGACGTGATCGTCTTGACGTCGACTTCCGCGGCGAGGGCGAACTGCCGGCGGGAGGGGTACTTGTCTTTGTGGGCTGCTGCGATGAGCTTGCCGAGTGCTTCGAGTGTTTCCTGATCCTTCATGTCGTCATGGTCTAGGAATAGTTAGGGAATGTCCATTGGCAATCCTTGGGGAATCCTGCCCCTTCGGTGGGAAACACGGCCTGTAATTACACCTTTGGGATATTGGTTTGACCTGCGGAAACACTTCGCTTGGGTCACATTCCCAAACATGGGACTTCTCAATTCCCTCAGATTCCTATATAGTGGATTACATGCCTACACACACCGAAACCACACGCCCAGGGCGCCGCCCCCGCCACAACGACCACGACTGGGAACGGACCGGGGAAACCCTCCGCCAGCTCCGCCTCGACCGCGGCGTCACCCAATCCGAACTCGGGACCGCGATCGGGTTCCGCAACCAGGGTTCCATCGCCCAGATCGAACAGGGACTCCGGCCCCTCACGGACGGGAAGCTGATTCAGGCGGCCCGGTTCCTCGGGGTCGCGACGATCGCGATCCGCCGCCCCGCCCCCGGAGCCACGGAGAACGACCAGTGAGCGCCCGTGACGAACTCGCCCTAGAGATTGCAGGCTACCCGGTCGGCGCTGAGTCGCTGGTCGTCGGCCTGCCCACGGCCCGGGAGATTGCCGCTGGCATCCTCGCCGCCGGATACCGGAAGCCCCGCACGATCACCACCGCCGAAGAACTCGACGCGCTGCCACATGAGGCGGTCGTCCGCTCATCTTTCGGCGTGACTCACGAAAAGTGCTTCGATTTTGTATCCGAGGCAACGTTCTGGAGCGCGATTGGCTCCGAAGATGAGCACACCGCCGGGAAGATCGGACTCCCCGCCGCCGTCCTGTACTCCCCGGAGCCGGACCAGTGACCGAGGGTACGGTGACGCGCCGGGCCACCCGCCGGAACCTCTCCACCCAGCCCGTCCAACGCGGACTCATGGGCGGCCCCACCGCAGGGCAGAAGCTCCGCTACAACCCCCCCACCCCGACCGAACTCGCCGACATCATCACCCAAGCCCGGACCCAACGCACCGAAGAAGACATCCGCGCCTACGCAGAACGGAAAGCATCATGAGCACCTACCTCCAAGCAAGGTCTGACCGAGGATTCAAGGTCCACGCCGTCTCGGACAAAGGAACACGCGTGGGCATGCACGGCATGCTGACATGGGCCAAGCCGGTCTGCGGCAAGGTGAAGGGCACCGACGGATGGGGAATGCCCACCATGCACCTGCAGTTCAAGGGCCGCCCCGTTGATGACAACCCGCTCCCGTTCTCCAAGGACCGGAACGACTTCTATGCAGCAGCCAACATCTGTGGCGCATGCTGCGAAGCCCTGGCCAAGCTGGAGGTGTCCGCATGAAGGCCGCGGTGCTGGATGACCTGGACTGGTCCGCGGACGCGCACGACGCGCTCCTGAAGGTCGCGGCCGAGGGGAAGCCCTTCGACGCGTACGCCCTGACCGAACGCGCCGAACTGCGCGACCCGCCCTCCCCGGCCATGTGGGGGAAGTTGTTCCGGGACGCGAACGACGCGGGCCTGATCCGGGCCGTCGGCTACCACCGGTCCCGCCGCCCGGGACGCTCCGGCGGCGCCTGCCGATTGTGGCAGGCAGCGGCATGAACCCGATCAAGTTCAGGGTCTGGCAGTGCCGGGACTGGTGCTGCGTCTCCAAGCCCCACGGTGGCAAGTGGTGGAACGTGTCCATCGCGCCGGGCAACTATGACAGCGTGCCGAACTGGCCCGCGGCCATGGCGATGGTACGTACCGGAAAGCTGCCGTGGTCGCTGTGATCCGGGTCTTCCAGTGCAAGGACGACTGCTGCCTCGTGCAGGTCCCGTCCAGACGCTTCTGGCTCGTCTCCGCCGGGACGGTCGGACTGCATACTGCGCCCTCATTCAAGGACGCATTCAAAATCGTCGATTCCTACCTGACAGAGGAGGCAACAGCATGAGCGGCAACGCGAAGGTACGGGAGGTCGCCGACCACCTGTCCGTCCATCCTGAGACGGTCCGGATCATGACGCGGGAGGGGAAGTTCCCCGGCGCGTTCAAGCTGGGGACGACCCCGGCCGCGCAGGTCCGCATCCCGTGGCAGGACGTGTTCGACTACGAGAAAACCCAGCCCCGGGTGTCCGCATGAGCCTCTACTACCAGGACGACTACGTCACCCTCTACCACGGCGACACCGGCGAGATCCTGCCGACCATTGAGGGCATCACGGCACTCGTGAGTGATCCGCCCTACGGGATCAACTACAAGACCAACGAAAGCCGATCCAAACTCGCCGGGTCCAATAACTGGAAGCCTATCGTGGGCGACGACAAGCCCTTCGACCCTAGCCACCTGCTCGGCTATCCGACGGTCGTCCTGTTCGGCGGCAACCATTTCGCCGACATGCTCCCAGCCTCCCCCGGCTGGCTGATCTGGGACAAGCTCAACGGCCTGACAAGTAAGCGCGAGATCGGCTTCAACGATCAGGCCGACTGTGAGATGGCATGGACCAATCTCAAGAAGCCCGCCCGACTGTTCTCGCATCGCTGGATGGGCCTTATGAAAGATTCGGAGCGTTCCGAGTCACGGCTCCACCCAACGCAGAAGCCCGTCGTCCTGATGCGCTGGGTACTCATGGCCACCACATCCCAAGACGACTTGATCTGCGACCCGTACGCGGGAAGCGGCTCGACCCTCGTGGCCGCCAAGGATCTCGGTCGAAAAGTAATCGGCATCGAACTCGACGAGCAGTACTGCGAGGTCATCGCCAAGCGTTGCGCGCAGGACGTCCTCGACATCTTCGGTGCGGCATGAATGAGCTCCTGCTCGCGGCGGTCCGGCAGGCGATCAACGACTCTGAGTCCGCGGCCGGCTCCCCCGATGACCTCCTGACCCTGCAGGCCCGCGCCGCTGCGGAGGCGGTGGAACGCCTCGGCTATGTGGAGGCGCACGGGGTGGAGTACGCGGTCAAGCGCGGGGACGTGGTCCTGGAGTCCGGATTCAACACGGCGGAGCAGGCGCGGCTCTGGGTAGAGCGGAGACTCGGCGCCGTCGAGGTCCAGTTCGTGCGCCGCTGGGTCGGGGTCTGGGAACCGGCGGAATAGACGCGCCGCAACATTCCCGCGTGTCGTATTGGAATATGAGGGAATCTGATGTAAGTTTAATTCATAAGCAAAAGAGGCCCGGAAGCGCGAACTCCCGGACCTCGAAACCACCACAACCAATCAGAAGGACTTGTGATGACTCTCCTACAGACTACCCGAACCCCGTACCTGTTCGACAAAGACCTCGCCGCCCACATCGTGCTCGCCGAGATCAAACACTTCGCAGCCGAAGCCTCCATCCACGGCCCCTCCGAAGCCGAACTGCAGACCCTCACCCGCCGCCTCGCCTGGATCATCGACAAAGACCTCCGCTGGACCGACACCGACCAGCTCGTCTCCTACGCCCGGGAGCTCCGCACCATCGAGAACGCCACGCACCCGAACCT